AGCATTAATATAAAATACTTCATCTATGTAATTGTTTATACCTAAAATTGGCAATTTATACATAGTTGCTTCACTTACTATAATTGTAAATGTTTCAGATGAAGTTTCATAAGTGTAAGTTCCAGCATCAAAAAAAACATTAACATAAGTAGTTGCAAAATCTTTAACGTAGTTTTTTATATCTTCATTTGCAAGTAGTATAACTTCTGCGTCTGTGCCTTGATTATAACCACTCAAATAAGAAGTATATCCGTTTAAACATACGAAATATTCATCTAATACCTCAACATCATCTGAATAGCTTATAACTCGCATATAACACCACGTATCAACTTGCTCCTCTAATGGTTCTATTACGTTAAATGGTGCAATAGGCTTAATAAATCCTTGTGCTAAATTAGAAACATTCCACGATAACTTTGTTTGTGTCGGACTCGGTACTTGCTTTGTAAAAGTATAGTTTGGAGTTGTTGGTTCAGTAGTTCCTTTATTCCACAAAAATACTTCTATCTTTGCAGAAGTTTGCCCTACCTCATCTACTTCAATAAAATACGGACTTCTTATAAATATCTTTTTCATTTCTTAAATGTTGTTTCTTTTAACAATTTCTCTACGTCTAATGAGTACGCTTCAACTAATTCTTCGGGTAACCTATCAAAACCAACTTCAAAAGGTTTACTAAAAAAGCGAGTCGCCTCTATTCCTTTTTGCCAAATGCTTCGAGTTATAATAAAAGCTGTTTGTTCATAGCTTAAAAACCTTCCACTCTCTCTATCTTTAAATTGAAAGCGTCTATCTTTTACCCATTGATTAATACCTTCTGTTAGTCCGCCTTTCTTTCCTGTACCTGTTCCGAATCTAAAACCGCCTTGCTTAAAAGTACTTAATGAGTTACCGCTACTTTTACCTTTTACTCCGCTATCTTGATACGCTCCGTACTCTTCCATTTCAAAGTAAAGTCCTATACTATTTTTTGAAGTAGTAGCCTCTCCTTTTATGCTATCGTATAGCTTGCCCTTTACGTTTTTATTCTTACGTGTTAAATTAGCACGAGATTGACTTACGACATATTTCGTAAATTTAGTAAGTGCCTTATTTGTTTCCGTTCTATCTAACATAATCTATTAGGGAAGTTCAAAGTAATCAAAACTGAATACCCATCTAATCCGTTAGCAAATGCGTTATCTATTAATAACGGACTTGAACTCGTTACAAAAGAAATGTTTTCGTCATTCTGTAATCTTTCAGTCTTATTTATAATGCTTCTTAATACGTCGTAAGCTAAACTCCAATTATCCCATCGGTTATCATTACCATTAAACTTATTCGTAATCGCTCTTTTATTTGTATCTCGTTGATCAACAACTGTTACTTCAAATGTTACATCGTTAGAATTAAAATCGTTTGAATTTACCCTAACGTTTGCCATAGGGTATAAATCTTTTTTATTAAAATCTAATTCATCTTCATTTGCTGAAAATATAGTTTTAATTCTATCATCTTCGTTCAAGTGTCCGACTATTAAATTAAGTCCTGCTAAAATAACGTTTCGCATTTTCTTGTTTAAATTTTTCTTCTTGTGCCTTATCTTTTAAATAATCGATATGCGTAAGAATTTCGTTAATATTTAGTTGTGATACAACTTCTTTAAATCGGAGCCTATCTCCTCCAGCGAGTTCATCAATTGTGATATACCAACCCCATTTTTCTCCAAAAGAGCTACTTCCGAACTCGTTAGATTTTTTAGTGTATATTGAGGGATAGTTGTCAATAAGTCGATTGTTAAATTCGAAAAAAAAACCTTTGCACCTATGTAGGCACTTGCAGGAGCTTTACGCATTAACTCGGCATACTTATCACTACCCTTGTATTTTTCAATCGTGTACAACTTGTTTTTCTCTCTTTTAATCGGTCGATATAAAACAGCCATAGCTTTAAAAATATCTACGTTTAAATACATTTCAGCATCTAAAAATTCAGATCCTGACATCGTGTCAAGATTCGGAATAAAACCAAACTTTATACCATCAATTGTAAAATGTTCAATCTGTGGCTTTGAGTTTAATAAGTTCAAAACGCTATCAGCAATTTCGTTTATGTCTGACATTGAAAATTTAACTACTTTGTCAAGTTGCAATTCGCAAACTATTGAAACAATAGTCATTTTTAAAAGCGTTTCATTATCAATTAGCTTAACAGCCTCTGTAATTTTATGAAGTTGTAAGCAAGTAATTTCTTTTAGTGATGTTGGTATAGTAACTTCCATATTATTATAACGTAATTATTTATTTTTTTTTTGATTATCCGAACATTAATTTTCCTTTGTTTCTCAAATGCTTGCAAGATTGCACCGCTAAAGACAAACTTATAACGCTATCATCGTGAACTCCAACGGGTGCAGTATATTGAACATTCCTTGTTTGAGAGTTGTAGATATAGGTAAAAGCATTTAATTCATCTACAAGCCAATTAATGTCTAAAATAGATATATTCTTTTGTTCAAATAGAACCGCTAAATCTTCAATCATAATCGGTTTACTTTTTGAAGTAGTTACAAATGGGAATATCTTGTTTCCTACTTTCTTTTTTAGCATTTCAAAAAACACATCACCCTGGTTATTTACTTCGACATAAGTTGTAGCATTGTATTCGTTTATTTTATTGGCAACCTTATCAATTATATTTGTCCATTCATCTTGACGCCACCTATCGCAATATATCATTTCGTTATTTTCGTTAACTATTGATAAAACGGTGTAGTCATCTGCACGCCCAATATCCAAACCGCCATAAAATTTAGTTGATGTATTCGCTAATTTTATACACTCGTTTACATTTGTAAACAATCCGCTACCATTATCTAAAAACTCGGCAAGGTATTCTTGCTCAAATATATGTTTTGGTAAATTTTGTCTACGCTCATCTAAATCTAAATGGTTAATCATTGGATTGTCGTATGAAGTGTATTTAAAATACTTATATCGATTATCGTAATTAGCCATTAAGCTCATTTTATAAAAGTGATTCTTACCATTTGGAGTTGATATGAAAATAACCTTTTTGCCTTTTACCAATACGGTTGCAGAAAGTACTTCGTCCCAAAGTTCAGAACGTGTAAAAGCGTATTCATCAATTATAAGATAGTCAAATGTATTACCACGAATATTATCGGGACGCTCTCCTGAAAAGAAATTGATTTTAGATCCAAAACCTTGAATAGTTAAATCACTTCTATTAAACTCAAAAAGACCACTTTTAGAAGTAGCCTTTTCAATTTCATCAAATACTTTTTTACCTTGTTTATAAATTGGAGTTACCCACGCAATATTGCAACCTTTATCATTTATTGCCCAATACAATAACTGATTAATACCTAACATCGATTTTCCGAACTGTCTACCAATATTTAAAATATAGTACTTATATTCTTCTTTATTTATCGAGTGATGTATTAACTTTTGCTTATCGTGTGGATTGTAACCTTTAATCGTTCCCAAATTCAAATGATGTTATATCGTGTTTGATTTCTTGCTTTTCAGTTAGTCCGTTTAAACGTTGTGTAATACTCGGATTATATATTCCCGCCATACCTCCTTCGATTTGGTCTGTTCTAACTGCTTTGCGTATACGTGAACAGATAGTTTGATAATCTGTATATCTTTGTTCAGTATTAGCAAAATATTGGCTTAAATCACTTATAATTTCGTTATCGTAGCACCAACATTCAAAGCCATCTATTGTAAGTGGTCTTTCTTTAGTTCTATAAACCATTTCGGCATCTTTACCTACATAGTCTTGAACTTGAATAGGATTACTTTTAACCCATTTTTTATAGGTTTCAAAATACTCCCACATCTTTTCAGGTGTTTCTATATATTTTCGCTTTCCCATAATCGTTTTAAATCTTTCATATAGTTATTTTGATACGTAGCTCCGCAACTTTTACAGCTGTCAGTCTTTACATTGAATAAACGCATCCAAATAGCCTCACACATAATTATATCTTGTGCTTTACTTCTCTGAATTGGTAAACCTTCATACCAACTGAACACTTGAGTTAAGAATATCATATCTTCTTCAGTTGGCTTTTGTGCTTTTTTAAAAGGGAATAATTTATTTAGTTTGCTTTGCCTTTTTTCGCAACTTTTACATTGTGGAATATGTAAAGCATCTGTTACAACTTTGATTGCATCTCCAAGTCCTTGCATATTTTTAATTTTATTCGTTGAAATCGTGTGTATATAGTTCGGTAAGGTATCCCTGTTTCACGTGATAATTTCGAAAGGTTTGCACCATCAATTTCTGCAATAATTTCGTTTTTATCATTCGTAATCTTTCTACCAAAGTAAGCGTAATATAACTGCTTTTCAACGTTTGATAGTTTGTTAAGATTTATTTGTTGCTCTTGATAATCTTCGTTTGATATTTCAAAAACACTAAAATCATCAATCGTAATTTCTTTTGTATTTCTGATTTTATTAATGTAGATTGATCGCATTACGATATAAATATATCCGAAGTCTATTTCGTGAAATTGTTTACCTGTTTCGTAAAGCTTAATGTAAGTGTCTTGTAAAAGGTCGTCGGAATTATTATGGTCAAATTTCTTCGCCATAGATAATAATTCTTTATCGTACTTTACAAGCTCGTTTAACATTATGCTTTTTTAGAGCGTCTACGTTTTTTGATAATTGTTTCCGTTTCAACTTCCAAATCTAATTGATCTGGAGTAGGTTCTAAAATAATTTGCAAAGCTCCTTTAAGTGCTTTGTTAATTTCTTTGATACGTTCAGATGACGCTTCAAATGTTTGCCCGGGTTTATATTGTAAACCTGTTTCTTTATCTTTAAAAGATATTTGTACTGTTGCTTTCATATTAGTATAACGTAATTTATTGTATTTTTTTTTAAAATAAATCAGGAATAGCCAAACCTGAATTAATAATCTTAAATATAAGCCATTGTAAGAACGTTGCTATTTTTGTAAATATAGTAATTTATTTTAAACTATCACTTTTTCGAATAAAAAAAATTCATTGTTATAATCAATTTCAATATTGAAACCCTCTTGCAAATGTGTTTTATCTGTGTAACGATATTCTAAAACCCAATGCCAATGCTCTGACTTATTAATCCACTTTGAAGGCTTGCGAGTTTCTTTTACTACTCCGATTAATCGGAATGGTCTACCGGTATCACCAACTTGCAAACGTAAATCGGTATAAATTTCTTTTCCTTTAGGGAGTTTTAAAATCACATTCATAGTCTTGCCATATTTTAACTTCAAAGCCTTGTTCTTGAAGTTGTTTAATTCTTAATTTTTGCACTTCCGATATTTTACCAGTAGGTTGTTTTACTTCTATAAAAATAGCCTTACCATTTTTTAAAGCTAATATGTCAGGTATTCCATTTACAGAAGTTCGTATTAATTTAATAACGAGCCATCCTTCTGCTTCTAACTTCTTTTTGATTTTCGTTTGTATCTTTGATTCTAACATTGTATTGTTTTTTAAAAATTGAGTTGGTATAATCTAATTTTTTTGAAACTGCATTATAAATATTTTGTTCTATTCCATCTTTTGAGAATATCCAAAATACATTGTTTACAAGCCTATCTTTTGTGGTTAGTCTATCCTTACTTTGAAAGTAACTAACTGCACTGAATTGAATACTAAACATTACAAGCGCATCGGCTTTCGCTAAACTAATACCCTCACGCCCTGAAACTATTTGAAGTGCTATCCATTTATCAGTTGTATTAAATTCATCTAAATCCGTTGTCAATTTATTGCCAAACGTTTCTTTTAACATTTGTAATTCAGCAACAAAGTTATAAAAAATAGCTATCTTATTATCTTTAAATTTTTCTTTAATAAATAACGCCTTTGAATTGTCTATTATTTGAGTTGTGCCATCATCATATTTTATTGATCCACTACAAAGTTGATGTATTTTTTGCTGCAACTTTACTGCGGTATCTGCTACAATTGTTTTACCACTTATTGAAGAAGTTACAACTAAATCCTTTTTTAACTTATCTATTATTTTATAAATTATAGGTTGCATTTCAACTTCTAAAACCATTTCATTAACGTTAGACGTAAACCCCGCTTCTGATTGCGTATAAGTCAAAATGTAATATCTACATAAGTGCCAAAAATCTTTTTTATTAGCATCTGAATAATCGTTAACCGTTGCATAACCTAAACGCTTTTGAGTTATGTTTACATATTCATTCGCCCACTTGTAAAAGTTCTTAAAATCATTAAACGGATGATGATTTGAAAGCGTAAACAAATGATAAAATTGAGAGTAGCTTTCAGGAGTTGGAGTTCCTGAAAGCATTATCATAGGTAAATTCCCAAAACGTTGTTTAATATCTTTGTAATATTTCGAAGGTTTTGGGTATGAAGTATAACCATGAACCTCATCTATTATAACTACATCAAAATTATTTGTTTCTATTACGTGCAATGATTCACGATTTACAATTGTTATATCATATTTAAACTTAAAATTTTCGTAGTCTTTTTCAATAGATGAAAACGCTTTCTTTTTAGTAATAAATAAAACTCTATTTGCATTAACATTTTTACAAACTTGTAAAGCGGTTAAAGTCTTGCCCGTTCTAACTTCCATAAACAAAGCTACTAACTTTTTACGTTTAAGTATTTCAGTAGCTTCATTTGAAAGTTTTGTTTGATATTCTCTCAATTCCATATTAAAACATTATATCGTTATCATCTTCTTCTATTAAATCTGTTTCAATAGCAAACCAACGAACGCCATTAGTATTATTTTCTTTGTACTCAAAACCTTTAAACTTTGCATATTTCTCAACCCAAATAGTAAAGGTTTTTACTTTTAAAAATTTTTTAAAATCCTGATACTCTTCAATAAATTTTGTATAAAATTCTGTTTTAGAATTTCTTTTATTTAAAGGAAAGTTTTCAGAATCTTCAATCCACTCAAAAAAATCCATTGCAGTTTCTGCAATTAATTTTCTAAGTTTTAAGTTTTTAGAATTTTGTTTTATAAGTCCATTTTTAAAATATGCTTGTAAACAATAAATCATATAATTATCAAATTTTTGATAATCAGCTAATTCCCAATCATCAAATAATTGTTTCCCAAATTCATCATAAGGTGTTAAGTTTTTACCATAGTATTGAGCAATTTCTAATTCATGTCTTCTTCTATCATGTGAATTTCCCTCTCCCTTAATAGCGTAATTTGTACTAATAACCATCTTTGGACTATCTTCAACCTTTAATTTAATAGCATCTTTATTCTTTCTCTCTAAAGTCATTCCCTCTGTTACTAAAGAGAATTTATTTTCAAAGTTGAAATTTTTAAGAACGTCATCAAAAACTAATACTTGTGTTTCTTGACTAACTGTTTGATACGGAAAAGATTTTTTGTCATCAAATGTTTTACCATCTAAAATTGAAACTTTACGCATTTGTCTTAACCCTTGAACAAATAATCCTTTTCCTGTCCCCCCCTCAGGGTTTTGACTTATAACCTCATCATTTAAAATTATAGCCTTATTATTCATCTTATTTTTATAAGTTGACAATAAATACCCAATTGAACACTCTATTGCTAATGGTTCGTTATTAGATATATTACTAATAAAAGTTTTATATTCATTATTAAAATCTTCTAAAGAAAACCATTCTCTTTGAATTATTTGAGATTCCCAAACATACCCATTAACATCAATATAATCTATTAATTTATATTGATTTTTGTCAACTTCTAAAATTCCATTTTGAAAAGCAAAATAAGATTTAAACTTAGTGTCTTTTAACATCATTAAAGAAACACTATCTAACATTAAAAGAAGTTTGTCAGAAAATAAATTCGGATAGTTAGCACAATACTTCCATACATCTATTTTACCCCTAACTAACAAATAATTTAAAACAAAATCTTTTATCTTTTCTACTGAAGTTTCAGTTACTCTATTTGAAATAATTTTAACCCAAGTAGGTTTTTGACAATCTTCAGGGAAAAACTTTTTAAAACCATTACGCTCTAAAAATAGTTTATACTTTAATAAGTCTATTGATATTTTGTTTTTATCGTTTAAAAACCAAAAGTCTTCGTGTTCTTGTGCTTCCTTTAATTCATCATAAGTATCCTCCGATATACCATATTTTTTTATTACTTCTTTTTTACCTTTTTTTAAGTCTATTTTAATCTTATCAATCTTTTGGTAATCTTCAAAAAACTTACTATCAAAGTTTCTTTTCTTGTATGCACTTTTAATTGTTGTTGTGGCTTCTCTGTCTGAAAAATCTCCTATAACAACATTATTTAAAATATATGCTTCAGCTGTTGATTGACTAACTCCATATTCACAAAACGCACCAGCTAAATCAAAGATAAAAGAATTACGTTCTCCTTCTCTAAAATCTTTTTTCCAATCCCATTTCATTATCTTTTCAATAATTTTTTCCTCATCATTAATTGGTAATAGTGGAGTTCTTTCTCTTACATCATAACCTTTGTCTTTTATTTCAGGGTTGTAAACTTCTGCATCAAAATTAATATAGATATTAGGATCGTAAGATTCATAACACACCCTATCAATATTTGAGTTTGATTTATCCCAATAATCAAAATTAAAATCATCTTGAAATTGAGTAAATATTTTAGGATGAGTTGTTTTGTCTAATTCGTTTGAAACCTTAACTACTCCTTTTATACCTTTTCCTGATGGACTTATAAACAAAAGTATAAAGTGTTTGTTTTGTTTTAATGATTCTAAATGTTCAAACATTATATCATCATTTGGGTATTCATCAAAATCAACAATCATTAAACCTGAGTGATTAACAAGAGAGTTTGAGTTTCTTTCAGAGAAAGTACCATTAAATAAAATACAAGGTAATTTCTTTTTAAGTGGGTCTGTTTCTTTTTTTGAATTACAAAGTCTTATCTTATTAATTAATTCAATTGAATTACCGGTTTTAATTCTATTTATAACTTTTTCTAATGGTTCATGAAAAGGAACGTCTTTTGATTCAAATAAATCTTTAAAAATAGTAACTATCATAATTATAAATTTTTAAAAATTACTATTTTATGTTCAATTTCATATTCATGAAAAAACTCCCAAGCATCTGATACTTTTTCTTTTTCTTGTAAAGTAGGTTCTGAATCCCAAATAACAGTTAACATTCCCTTATGGTCATGTAATAAATAAATGTTTTTAATTTCAAAATGTAAAAGCATTTTTCTTAAAGTTCTTAATCTTTCATTTGCGTAGTTTTCACCTCCGCCATCTGTACGTAAAATTTTCATTTCAATTTGTTTTAAAAATTTAAACCCCATTACCAGCAGTGGTAGTTGCGTGGTAACAGGGTTCTATAATAAGTTTACTAATTGGCTACCACTCCAATAATACAAAAGTAATTAAAATAAATTAAAAATATCCATTTGTAAACGTTTAATTTCGTTTATATACAATACACTAATTATCAATAATTTAAAAAATAAAATTAATAAAACGCAACGATAATTTAAAAAAAAACTGAATTTAATACCCCCCCCCTAAAAAATATATTTTCTACATATAAGGGTATAGTAAAAAGCATGTTTTTTCGTTGCGTTTGTAAAAACAAAACCACTCCGTTAAGAGTGGTTTAAGCTTTGCCGAGCCTTTTTTTTAAAATTCTAAATTGTCTATTATTTCAGCATCTACTTCAATATCCTCAATAACTGGTTCCGCTTTTGCTAAATACGTTTTAAGGTATGCTTCTAACGTATTAAAACATTCATCAGCTTGTTCTGATTCGTTTTCTGAAAGTGAACGTTCAAACTTAAATTCAGGCATTGAAAATTTAACTGAACCCTTTTTACCATCTTTTGTTGATTCAACAACAACCCATTCATCTGGCAAACGTGAACGTGTTTTTTGAGTGAATACTCCCCATTCCTGAACTGCTGAACCTTTTAATTGTAGATTTGCAAGTGTGCCATCTTCTAACATAATGTAAATAGATTTTACATAGTGTCCACCTGCTGCAACAATTTTTTCTTTAATATCTTTATAAAGTCCTTTTGCAATTTCGTTACCCTTAAAAGGTTTAACAGTCATTGGTTCTTTAGAAATAAATTTAACTTCATTTGAAAAAATACCGCTTGAAGTTGCATCATTCCAACCTTTAATTGCGTGAAGTTCGTCTAATACTAAAAATTTAAAAGGAAGCGGAACTAAAACATTTTCTTGTTTTTCTTTGTCGTAGTAAGAGAAACATTTGTCATTTGATTTCCAGTCAAAGAATTTAGTTGCTGGGTTTGATTGTGGCGTTTGAAACGCCTGTCTGCGATTACTCATAATATTATATTTATTTATGGCTTTCAATGAAGGAGCGAAAGCCTTGCTCCTGTTAATATTATTTTACAAAGATAGTGTATTATATTTAATTATTGCAATTACATTTTTATTATCGTATAAAAAATCTACACTTAACACTTCGATATCCAAAGTATATAAAGATAATCTTTTATTTACTTTAAATTCAAAATCTTCATAAATTTCATTTTGAAATTTTACTAATATTTCTATTTTAATATTGTTCATAATTTATAGATTTAAAAAGTTATTGCTAATGATGACTTTCTTTGTGTGCTACTTACTTTTGTTACTTCAACTCCTTCGCTATCGTAAATCGTGTCTTTTGACTTTGTAGCTACTTTAATAAGTTCAGCACGTTCTTTTAATTTAGCTTCTAATTCAGCATAAACGTAATCCTCTTTGTAGTTAAGTGATTCTCCACCACTTCGGTAAGTTCCTTTAATTCCAAATGCTTCAAAGTTTTCTTGCGGAATTGAGTTTTTAAGTTCATCGGTTACAATTTGTAACGCCTCGTTAATTCTTACGGCTTGTGCGTAAAGTTCCATTTTATCAGTTTGTCCAGCATCTAAAAGATTGCTAACAAATGATTTTGCAGAAAGTTGAATTTCTTTTTTTGTTGGTAAGAAATTGTTAGTTTCTACCGATTGCTCCTGTAACATCAGGAATAAATTTGAGTTCGCTCCCATAATTATTTATTTAAAAAAGTTAAGTAAGCCTTATATGATTCATACACAGCTTGTATTTGTTTAAAATCTTCTGTATTTCTTTTAGTTTCATAAACTTCATCACTTGTAAAAAATAAATCCCATTCTTCAATTGTTTTTTCTTTACAACCAATAATTATTTTATCATTTACAATATAATGTCTCCATTTGCAATAAATAGGTAATCTTGCTCCGTCTAAATTTGCTTCGACTAATCTTGCTCTGACTAAATTTGCTCTGACTAAATTTGCTCCGTATAAATTTGCTCCGACTAAATTTGCTCCGTCTAAATTTGCTCCGTCTAAATTTGCTCCGACTAAATTTGCTCTGACTAAATTTGCTCTGACTAAATTTGCTCCGTCTAAATTTGCTCCGTCTAAATTTGCTCCGTCTAAATTTGCTTCGACTAATCTTGCTCCGTATAAATTTGCTCCGACTAAATTTGCTCCGTCTAAATTTGCTTCGACTAATCTTGCTCTGACTAAATTTGCTCCGACTAAATTTGCTCTGACTAAATTTGCTCCGTCTAAATTTGCTCCGTCTAAATTTGCTCTGACTAAATTTGCTCCGACTAAATTTGCTCCGTCTAAATTTGCTCCGACTTTTACAGCTTCTTCTACAGCATCTTTAATACTTGCTTTTTCTCCTTCATAAGTAAATAAAACATTACTATAAATAGATTTAATTTCAATTTTTCCCATAATTTTGATTTTTAAAGTTATGCAAATATAACATTATTTTGTTAATTAAAAAAGTTTTTGTTGTGAAATGTGATTTTTTATTCTTTGTATTGCTTTGTCGTAGTATTCTTTATCTAATTCACAAGCAGTAAGTTCAAATCCGTAATCGTGGCAAGCTATCGCTATTGAACCTGAACCTAAATGTGTGTCTAATATTTTATCACCTTGCTTTGCGTATTTTTCAAGGCAGTATTTATATAATAATATTGTTTTTTGTGTTGGATGTTGTTTTTTACCATCCTCATCCTCCATTGCTGAATACCTTTTAAATACTCTAACATTTTTTTTAATAGAACACCAAGCCATTTCACCTTCTGAAAAACTTAAATTAGGATTTAATTTATCCCAAATAATCCAATTATTGTTTAATGGTAATGGAAAGTAATTTCCTCCCCATATAATTTGATTCTTAGAAACACGCATTAATTCATTAAAGTATTCCTGATTTGGTATAGAACTATCCCAATCTTTGCCTTTTTTAAAATTATGTTTACCACTTCCCATAGTCATTTTACCTGCATCTATCCCATAAGGCGGTTCTACAATAGCCAAGTCAAAATACTTATCAGGGTAACGTGCCATTAATAACATATTATCTTCGTTTGTTATTGTTATTTTATCTGTTAAATTCATCTTTCAAAAGTTTTTTATATTCACTATTAATTTTTTCGTTATTCTGACCTCTTTTTTCGAGTTTACGCATAATTCTTTTTATTTGTTCAAAGCGTAGTTCGGGTGTTTTCATTTCTTTAAATGTTTTAATATTTCTTTTGCCTCTCCTTCTTTTAATGGAATATTAAATAAGCTATTGTGATAACTTTCTAACATTTCAATAGCGTAATCGTCTGCTATTTGTTCGCATTCTTTTGCATATCTTCCAGCCTCTCCATATGTATTAATACTTACTTTTGGTTTAAACTTTTCTCTTAATGTCATAACGTACAGGTTTATTTTTTATATGATCCATTTCTTTTGCTTTATCTAAAACTTCTTTAGCTTTTAAAGTAGTTTCTTTTTGAATTTCGTATGCTGTCGGTATTCGCTTTCCTACTAATACTATGCTTTTACGCTTCGATAATTTCGACATTGTATTTTAATTTCATTTTAGTTAATACCTTTTCAAAGAAATCAATACCGCATCGGTTTTCGCTTGTAATAACGTGGTTTAAAGTTGAGTAACTTATTCCGTAATGTTTGGCAAACTCTCGCTGATTCATTCCACTTTTTTGCTGTAGTTCTTTTATAATTTTATTTAGTTTCATAATTCATCTTTGATTCGTAAATGTGGTATTTTTCAATTAAAGTAAATGGTACAGATTCAGCAAAATATCGAGCGTCAAAAACTTTTATAATATCATTGAAGTCATAATAAAAAGTCAAAACCCTACCTACTACTTTTTTTTCATACGGTTTTATTTCATTTTTTTTGAATTTTGTTCTAACTGTTTTATAACTAATGTTTACTATTTTAGCTATTTCATTCATTGTTAAATATTGATTTGTCATAATTTAAAATAGTTCAGTTTGTTTAACGTTTGATTTTTTTATTATTTCTAAAAATGTTTCGAAAATTGTTCTCCCGGCTTCATAGTCTACTAAATTACGTGCCATTTTTTGAACTGACTGTTTACCTTTGTATTTTTTAAAATCGTAATCGTGAAATTTACACCATTGAGATACTTCGTCTTTACTTTCCATTATTGATGACTTTCTTTCTTTTAAATCAGTTGGTAAATTAAAGTTAGTCCAATATAAATGTCTACCTCTTTTTTTAGCTGGTATTAATGGCTCGTAAAAAGGAATTACATTTTCTACACAATATTTACCATCAAAATAATTGTCTAAAAATAATATTTCCTCGTATAATTTTAAGTCAGGATATATAGCTGTTGTAGTATTTTTTCTTGCAAACCTTGCTCTTGAATGACTCGGGCAAGGGGGAGAACTCCAAATAAAATCAAACTCTTTAAAGTTTTCTAACAAGTATTGGTGTGCATCTGCAACTATTACTTTGTCATTTGGAAATCTCTCTTGATACAATTTTGCAGCTTCTTCGTCTAATTCAACTGCTGTAACTTCAATTTCAATATTAGATTCTTTTGCTACTTCATCCCATTTTAGCCTATTCCCACCTAAACAAGCGTATAAATTTAATACTTTCATATTTTAAAATGTGCGTTAATGTTGTATAAAACCCTGTTTTTTGTTTCTTGGTACGCTTGGTTATTTCTTACTACTTCGTGGCTGTAAATAGCCTCTAATTGCTTTTCAAGTAGTTGTTTTAAAAGTATACCATTTTCGTTAAGCGGTCTGCCATCATCAATAGCTTCTAAAAGTAAATCGGAGCAAACCGCAATAGTTTTAAGTTGTAAATCTTTAGTTATCATACTCACTTAAATATAAATCTATTAAATATTTTGTTTTTTGTAAATCTTCTTTAAAGTTTCCTTTTTTGCGACATCTTACAACTCTTTTAATAATATCAAATTCGTAAGAATTAAGGTTTCTATTTTCGCAAAATTGGTAAATACTACCTTTACTATTATCGTAGTGTTTCGGTGTTTCTAATTTATTTTTGGAAGATATTATATTTGCGTATTTTTTTGAATTAAAATCCCACAACAAACAATTACCATTTTCAGCAAATACCCAAAAACTATTATTGTGTTCATGTATTCCTCTTTTGTCTTGAAATTTAAAAGTAGCGTATGTGCCATCTACACCAATTACTTCTTTAGCATTTTTAAAATACTCTTTTACTTGTTCTAATGTAGGTGTTTTCATTATTCGTATGATTTTATAAATTGGTCGAGAGCATTTTTTTCGTTTGGATTTAACTCGTGCAGTAATTTTTTATTTACGTGCCATTTTCCGTCTATTACTTCTATTGTTAGTTTCATATTATTCTATTTTAAGGTGACAATTTTTACATCTATAATATTTTCTTTTGTAGTTATAGGCAAATCTATGCTTACAAAACAGCTGTTTTAAAAATCTTATCATACTATTTCTCTTATATCTCTAATTTTTACTAATCTAAAAGCCTCTCTAAAAGCCTTATATGCTTCATCAAAATTAGAAGCGTATATTTCTACTTCAAAATCTTGATACTCATCATTTCTATATTTCCAGTAATAAACTCTATACTTCTTCATTTCTAAATATGTTATATAAATCGGTCATAAAATCAGTTCTTTCTTTTGTTAAATCATTAATTAAATGATTTGCAGTATCTACGCTTAATGTATGCCATCCGTTAGTATCTTTTAAATCTGAAATAATACTACCATACAAAGATGGATAATTTTTTTGTTGTTCAAGTAGCACTAACTGTTGCTTTTCTGATAATCGTTCCCAAAGTGTTTTCATGTTATTGTTTTTTAAAGATTAATATTCCACATATAAGTAATGCTCCAGTCATTACTAAAAAATTATCGGTACTCATTCCGATAGTTGCAACTGATAAAAAGATAATTGTTTTCATAATTTGTTATTTTGATAAGGCAAATATAATATCTTTTTTTGGATAAACAACACAATGAAGTTAATTTATATTTATTCTAAATAACACAATGAAGTTAATTTATATTTATTCTAAATAACGTTGCTATGTTATTTGTATTAAAATAGTTTGTATATTTGTGGAAATTTAAACCTTAAAATTATGAATAGTCCGAAAGAAAAAGCATTAGAGTTAGTTGAGAAATATAAAATTATTATAGCAGACGATGTAGTTGATATGAAGATTATTTATGGCACTTTGACTAATAAATTAGCTAAACAATGTGCATTAATAGCAGTTGATGAAATGTTAAATGAGTTTTATACACATCCATTATCAAAATATTATTGGCAAGAAGTAAAACAAGAAATAAATAAACTATGATACACAAACTACAACAACTAATAGATCGCAAATCATTTGTAGATAATATGGCAAGGAAGTTACACGTTAAACCTTCAACAATAGAGTATTATTTTAGAACTGAAATACCTATTAAAAATAAAGTAATTATTGAAGCGTGTTTAGATTTACAATTGAAGTTAGATAAAGAGTTTAAACAAATAGAGGTTAAGGCGTGGGAGTTGGTTTAACGTTTTGCAGATAGGCGATGTGGCGGATTTTGGAACGCTGAATTTTCTGTAACCAATGAATTTGATTTAAAAAACAAAACTTAATATTAACCGAGAACCCGCCATATTGCCTATGTGCTGTTATAGGTAGGGCTTCTCACAAACTTAAATAGAAATGGAAATATCACTTAAAAGAAATTATGGCTTTGAGTTAATTTTTAAAGCCGAAAATGTAAATGTTTGCGAAGACATTGAAGACCGAATTTATAGTAAAACAGAAGACGGTAAAACAGATTACAAAAATGTAAAACGTGATGTAAAAACAGATGTTATAGAACAGTTTGTTTCTGTTTTAGACGATATGATTTATTATCGTGAGGCAGATTTTGATAGTAGTAGTTTAATTGAACGTCTTTTTGAAAAATTACCTCAAGATGTTTGTGATAAATTAATTGTCAAACTTAAACGTGATTATGAAATGGAGGTCGAATAGCCTTACCTATAACGTTCGAGTGCTTGGCGAAGAAGCGGATAAACAAGCCTAAAACTTCGATTAAGCCTAAAACTAACAAAGAAAAAACAAACATTAAATTAATAACCAAACCCGCTTTTTTGCCAAACACTTGTTATAGCATCGTTGCGGATTTTAAAACGAAAAGTTATGAATAGCGTACAAGAACAAAAGCTAATTGATTACAAAAACGACTTGAAACAAAAAGCAAGAGAATATTTTGATTGGAGTTCGGTAAACGAATTTAAACTTGAACAAGAGTTTGAGTTGAAAGTTTCTGAAATTATGGATAAAATAGCTGATGATATTGAAAAAATCGTCTATGAAAACAAAACGTAGCAATGTGCTATAACGTTTTGTGGCTACACGATGTTGCCAAAAGTAAGCGAAAACATTTGATTAAACAACTAACAAAACAAGTACAAAAACAACATTAAATAACTCCCGAAGTGGCAATATTGTGTAACCGCTGTTATCAC